ATGGCATCAATACCAGGGCGTCACGCCATCCCACCTCCATTCCATCGAGCACTACAAACAATCCTGTGTGGAACACGCCAAATTATACGGTGACCATGTGATGTTTCTTCGCGATGAAGTCACGAAAATCACCGGATATTACTGGTACGGCAACGGATTTCCCACCGAGAATCGCGCGGATACAGACGGATACGTGGATGTTCGCACCGGGAAGAAATATACACTACACGGCGAAGGGTCGTTTTTCAAGGCAATCAATACACAATAATAACAAAACACCAGGATTAGGTAAGTACTTTTTTATTTTTGGCGGCGCCAGTATCGGTGGGGACCAATGCCCGCCATTCATGCGAAATAACCCGGCCCAGGTCGGCACACGATGAACGCCCGTTTGCCGAGTATTGGCGCCTGGATTGATCGGATTGATTAGTTATAAACTACCCATGTCGAGAGATTCAAAAAAGACTGTAAGTACATAAAACTCCAGAAAATATTCGGTTTGAAATTGAAAAAATAAAGGATTCCAATGGAATGGATTCCGTTGGGAATCTATCGTTTCATCAGAAAAGATTCCGTTGGAATGAAAGAAAAACTCTGGAAAATATTCCGTTTGAAATCAAAACTATAGAATTTAAAAGTATACCCATAAAATCCCAGAATATATTCCGTTCAATTATAATCCGTTCAAAAAGCATCCCCCCAAATCGGGGATTTCATATTCTATAATGTCGGGACGCTGGTTTGGGGGATGCGAATGGGCCTCCGGCGGGCCGGGGTGCGCCCATGTCTTTTTGGGTAATTCCACGGGAATGTCACCATATATGGTCTGTGTTAGTGTAGAGTGATTAAGTTTATGGTGTGGCGTGGGCGGGGTGTGTCTTGTCTTTACCCATTGTCCAGATAAATGTCCAAAACGACGTTTGCGCGCCGTCAATTTATTTTTCGAAATTCAAAACACCCAAAAATGGGGTTGTGACTGAAACGCTCACAAATCATATTTTTCATGTCAAAAACACGTGACTGACCTTTTTTGGGGGTCGGTCGTGGGGTGGTTGCGTGTCGTTCTTACCCCAATTTTGTCTTTACTTATAGTAAACCAACAATGAATTATAAAACGTCGGTAATTTACAAGTGTGAAAAATGTTATTTCATTACGAGGAATAAAAAGGACTACAATCGTCATATGTTATCTAGGAAACACCAACTCCTCAACCCCAATACATGCGAAAATGACAATTGTGATGTTATAATTGCTCCGAGTAAACCCATTAAACCAACGCAATATCTGTGCCAATATTGTAATAGGTTTTTCAAGTCTAGGACGACTATTTACCAACATAAGGCGATATGTCAATTGCGACAGCAGCATAACCAATCGGAAAAGTCAGATACTAATTATATCGCAGATTCGTTATCTGTGCCCACCGCCCATGTTGTCGAGAACATATCAGATGATATAATATGTGCGGATGATACAGTCACAATAACAAAGGAGATGTTTATGGTGTTTCTCAAAGACAACCAAGAAATGATGAAAATGATAAAAGCATTATCAGAACAACCGAATGTAAACAACACGACAAATAATACCAATAGTCATAACACCATGACCAACTGTCACAATCCTACCTTCAATATGAACCTGTTCCTCAATGAAAAATGTAAAGATGCAATGAATATGAAGGATTTCGTGAATTCTATCCAGTTGAACCTAACCGACCTGGAAAATGTGGACAGGGTGGGTTATGTGGAAGGAATGTCGAATATCATTATCAATAACCTCCAGAAGACGGATATATATAAACGACCGGTCCATTGTAGCGACGTAAAGCGCGAGACCTTGTATGTGAAGGATGACGACAAGTGGGAACGTGAAGGACCTAACCATCAGAAAATGGTGAACGCGGTCCTCGCCGTCGAACAGAAGAACGTGGCGTTGGTCGGTGAATGGGCGAAAGCCAACCCGCGATGTATGAATAGCAATACACGTGAAAATGAAAAGTATTTCAGACTTTCCAAGGTAGCCACCGACGGGGAAAAGGACGGGAATATCGCAAAGGTTATACGGAATGTGGCGAAAAAGGTGATGGTTGAGAAGGAATAAATATCTTACGACAACAATATAAAAATATTTTCGTATAATAACTATAAAAATGCCAAAAATCGTAAGCGATTATTCAAATACAGTCATTTATAAAATAACGTGTAAAGACCCGAATATTCAAGATGTATATGTAGGACATACCGTAAATTTCATCCAGAGGAAACAATCTCACCGATTAACTTGTATAAACCCGAAATCATTAGGCTATAATTGTAAGGTATATCGGGTAATACGAAATAATGGTGGATGGGATAATTGGAAAATGTGTATAATCGCATTCTATGACTGTAAAGACCAGTATGAAGCAAGGCAAAAAGAACAAGAACATTTCGTTGCGCTGAATGCGAATTTAAATAGTATAGAACCACACCCGATTCATTTGCCAAAACCAATAACCCCAAACAAACACCACACAGATAACAATCCAATTCAAACACTCAATATACCAGTTTGTATACCACCATCAATGAATAAACCTGGGGTTTGTTATAATTGCGAACCTTGCGGTTTTGCAACAGACAATAAAACCGACTATGAACGTCATTTATCGAGACGAAAGCATTACATTAACGTTACACATGATGAACAAACGTCACCCAACTCCCCCCCTAATACTTGCCCTTCTTGTAACAAGATATTCAAACACCGGACGAGTGTTTATAAGCATAAAGCGGTTTGCCCTGGACATCCTATTCCCCCTCCACACGTGATCGCCCCCACCGGTGATACTGAAGAGTTAATACACAAGGTCATGATCAGTAACCAAGAACTAACCTCTGCAATGATGATATTCATTGAGCAAAATATAGAACTTCAGTCTAAAATTATGGAATACTGTATCAGTCGCAGCAATTATGGTTGACCCCGAATCATATAGTAATGTATGTCTACTCTGTATAAACACTGCAAATATGCGGCAAAACCATAATACGATCAACAATGATCAACAGTATAATATGAATTTATTCCTGAATGAAACAAAGTAAAGACACAATGAATATAAAGAATATCGGGAAAAATGTTATTATCAAGAAGGAATAACATCATTCATTGTTCGTTCATTACGGAGGATTTTTTGTATCCCTATTATTTAATCATACGACAATCATGCCAACAACAACACAACCGGTTGTTTATAATTGCCAAAGTTGTTTGTATATTACGGACAATAAAAAGGATTATAGTCGACATTTGGGGACACGCAAGCATCAACAATCAAACGAAAATAATATAGTCATTACAGATAATCACACATGTGATATATGTAATAAGATATTCAAATCACGCACTAGTATTTATAAGCACAGGTCTGTATGTCGCGGTCCTCCGACACCCTCGCTGTCCGCACAAACTAGTAGTGAACCCGACCCGGCGTCACTGACTCTAGAGCAAATCAAGCAGTTGATGATTGAAAACCGGATACTCAAAGAGTTATTGAAGAACACGGCGCCGTCGGTCCCATTATAAAGAATATGACGAATCGGGCCATATGCCAAAATATTCCGTTTGATTTTGGACGGGTCAGAATTTGATGTTCGAGAGAATAATCCCAGAAAATATTCCGTTTGATTTCAGAATAAAAAAATGAGATGATATATGCTCTGGTATTTCCATACTAATATGTATAGTTTAGCACGGGAGGGAACATCGGCATTAATGGTAACTGGATTCTCCGCCAAGAATGTCCACCAGAAATGTCCTTTTCGCCTGTTGCGCGTGGAAGTTTTGAAAACACGAATCGCGCACCCCAAAAACCGGGTTGTGACTGAAATGCTCACAAACCCGATTTTTGCCCCGAAAAAACTGTGACTGACATTTTTGGGGTCGACCGCCACGCCCGAATCAGGGGGTTATTTTATACCGCTATTTTAGGACATTGTTCACACCAAAGGTAAATAAAATGAGTGACTCATTAAATGGTAAAAAAAATGAGAGCGATTACGAATGTAAAATTTGTGACTTCAAGTGCTCTTATAAAAGCAATTACGATATACATATTTCTACCCGAAAACATAAGACTATGGTAAAAAATGAGGGTTTATCAAAAGATGCGTTGACCATTCAACCAACCGTCCCGGCATTGATGCCATCTGAAACAGCTACAAACGCATCAGTAGCGATTCCGTCCAATACTTGTAGATACTGTAATAAAAGATATTCTCACCTTTCCGCGTTAAGTCGTCATAAGAAATCATGTCCTATGATAGTATCTAAAGCCACCGCAAATAAAACTCAAAATATTACACGAGATGAGTATGATAAACTAATCAGTATAATAGAACAGATAAAGAAGGGTGATAAGAATGACAATAAAAACAGCGATGTAAATACTACTACTAGTTCTGATGAGAATATGAAAGTAAATGTGACTGACATTCAAACTACATTAGTTCATACTACAAATTGTATGAAGGACATTATGATGATGATGATGACGACTAGCCAACTACATTCTAAAATCATTGAAACAACTAAAAATAATAGTGGCAAAATCACAATCACAGCCACAAACCCACCTTCCATCGAAGTCGCATCAAATCTAAAAGGAGACCACAACACCATCAACAGCAACAACACCAACAACACCAACAACACCTTCAACATGAACATGTTCCTCAACGAGAAATGCAAAGACGCGATGAATATGAAGGATTTCATCAATTCTATCCAACTCAACATGATCGACATGGAAAATGTGGAACGTGATGGTTATGTCGAAGGAATGTCGAATATCCTGATCACCAACCTCCAAAAGACGGATGTATACAAACGCCCCGTTCATTGTAGCGACGTCAAGCGCGAGACAATCTACGTCAAGGACGACAATAAATGGGAACGCGATGCACCCAACCACCCGAAAATGGTGAATGCGGTCCTTGCCGTGGAACAGAAGAACGTCGCAATGGTCGGTGAATGGGCGAAAGCCCATCCTAGGTGTATGAACAGCAGCTTCAAAGAGAATGAAAAGTATTTCAAACTATCCAAGGCTGCCACGGATGGGGAAAAGGACGGCAATATCGCCAAGGTTATCCGGAAAGTAGCGAAGAATGTATCGATTGATAAGGAGACGCCACTGATTCAATGATATAAAACGATTTTACTGTATTTCAATAATATCGAACAATCCGCGCGCGCAATAATGAACATCGAATACCTTCTCCCTATCGTCTGTTTTTGGCGCACGATTTCAACCGAAATATCAAAACACAAAGAAAATTCTCCCGCCATCACCAACAATTTTGTTAGTTTCATTCACTGTATTTCATATCTCGTCCATTATAACTACGACTATAACCTGGATTATGTAGTACATATGAGTATTGGGTTTTTCCTCTACGACTTGATCTACATTTTT